ACCTACAGAACCTGTAACCCAAGTTTTTAATCTTCGATTATCAGTTTGAGAAGCTCTATATCTAACGTGTAAGAACGGACGTTTTAGGTTTTTGCCTAAAGCTTGATCATACACAGTAGATGTACCAGCTGGAATCATAACACCACGAATAGCAGCAGAACCTGCGATTCTGTTTATTTCCCCTCTAGTAGCTTTGTCATTTAAGTATCTGAAATCAGATTTGTAGAAGTCGTAAGAACCTCTTCTAAATCCTGAAAAACCTAAATTTAATGCCATATCTTCGTCGTTGTCAAATACTCCATAAGAAGTACCTCCAGCTCCGTAAGAATTCATTGAAGCCAACATGTCGTCTACAGCAAGAGATGTCGCTCTATTTACAAACATCATGTTTTCTTCAATAGCACCTTGCTTATCGAACTCAGCTAAGATAGCGTCAAATTCAGCTAAATCAGTTGCAGCATTAACTCCAGTTACACCAGAAGTAATATTACCTCTTGATTCAATAGCAGCGAATAAACCTTCAGTACCAGCACCATCTAAACCAGCGTCAGTACCATCACGTACGATACTACCATTAAAACCAATAATAGAAGCAGTAGCTGTTTTCTCAGATTCTAGCATTGCCATTTCTAAGTAATCAGTAAATCTTGCTCTAGTATCACCTTCGGCTTTCAAGTACCACAAGTAACCATTTTGTCCTTCTTCTCCAGTAACTTCAACCCATCCAATTTGTGATGAATCAGATCCAGATACTTCGTAGTAATCTTTCATGATAATTGGTTTGTTGCTGTAAGACTTGAAAGTAGGTGTTAATGCAGTTCTTTTATCAGCTTCAGCAGCACCAGTAATGTCAGCATATTTTGCTCCTTTACCGTACTCAGAACCTACAACTAATAAAACAGAACCAGACGCGGTTTCAGCGTGTGCAGCTAAATCTGCAGCATTATATGGTTCAACTGTAATAACAGCTGTAGCTGGAGTTTCAACAACTAAACATTTAGTTACAACACCAGCAGTTGCTATAAGTACAATATCATTTACTCTAACACCGTGAGATGCTACTAGAAAACCGTTTTCACCGTTAGCAGATCCATCGATATCAGTTACTACTGTAAAAGTACCGTTAGTATCACCAGTTTGTGCCACCGTACCAACGTATGATAAATGTAATCTTGATTGTTCAGACCATACGACTTGATCAGAAGTCATAGCCTCTTCCGCTCCAACTTGAGATAAAAAACCTGAAATAGTTCTTTGACCGAACACTTCAGCTTCTTTTTCCATTAAGTCAGGCAGGTATTGTTGCTCCCAGCCAGTAGTACCGCCTGCGAAGTCTATGTAGTTGCTAGATAAAGTTTGCTGCTGTGCAGATGGAACTTTATTTAACAACGGCCCATTTGTAATTGCCATAATATATTCTTTTTTAAATTATTGTTTATTTCTTTTTTCTAATTTTAAAAGATCTATTTTTTATGTCAGAAGAAGATTGACCTAAAACTCTATACTTAACACCACTAGCGTTAGTTTCACCGTGTGTTTTTCTAGGGTCTAGATTTATATTTTTATCTTTAGCAACTTGGTTTTTAATTGCATCTGCTCTACCTTGCTCGTAAAAATGCTTAGCAATAGCATCTGGATTCATAGCCGTATATAAAGATTTATGATAACCTGCTGCATCTTCAATAGTTGATTTATCTTCACCAACAAACTTGTTGAGGAAATTATTGATATCACTTTGAGTTGTCTTTACTTTATCAACATCTTTAACGTTAAACCTATATCTTTTATCTCCGACATTATATTCAAAACCTTTGAAATCTTGTCCGAAGAAACTATCAGTCTTATTTAAAAATGTTCTCTTGCTTTTTTTAGATAACTTTTCCTGACTTTTTTGATCTTCATTGTATTTATGATAAAAATTAATAGCTTCTTGTTGTTCACTGGTCAACTTTGACCCAGCTTTAATATCATCATAATATTTAGACTTTTGCCTGTCTAAGTGGGCTCTAGCCTCGGCAACTTGCTCTTTAAGGGCTATTTTCTTTTTTCGTATTGTCTTATCATCATCAACATCTTCATCTACACCGAACGTGTCTTCTAGTAAAAAACTTCTTTCTTCTGGTGATAAATGAGATTTTGTTTCTCTATAATATTCATCTAATACTTCAGAGTCGTCCATTTTAGAAACGTCTCTATTTAAATTAACGTAGTCTTGTATGTCACCACCTGTTTCTTCCATAAAATCTACAAGCTTCTGAATATTTTCAGGTAAAGGTTTTCCAGTGGCAATAGATTCTTCCACAGCTTCCTCAACAATATCTTCAACTTCTTCAATTTTTTCTTCTTCAGAAACTTCATCAACAATTTCTTCAAGCACAGGTTGCTCTATAGTTTCCTCGACTACGTCCACCTTTTCTTCTTCAGCGGGTTTTTCTTTAACCTCTTCGCTTTCTTGAACTGGTGGTTTACTTAAATCAATTTTAATAACACCATCATTTCCAGCGCTTTCAAATTTTGATTCATCTAATTTATTTTCAACAACTTCTTCTTTTGGTTGTTCGGTAACTTCTTCAAGTACCTCTTTGTTTTCTTCTGTCATAATAAAATTTTATAAAATATTAAAAATTAGGATTAAAACCTTTCAATACCGGCTCCTCCCGTAATTATATCATTACCTGATGATTCAAATTTATTAAGTGAATCACCCTGTTTTCTTTGTTCTATCATCTCTTTTTGATGACTAGCTTGTCTATCAACTCTTTGGTCTTTTCTATCTTCCCTCATTTTTTCGTTACTAGAAGCAACTTGTCTTTCCATAGCTTTTAACTTAGAGTTTAGTTCAAACTCAAATTGCATTAATTCTTTTTTACCTTGAATTTCTTGTTGCAAATATTGTGATTTTAACGAACCTCTTGTTTGCTCTAACTGCGCTTCAGCCTGTGCCTTTGCTTGATTCTTCTGAACCTCAGCTTGTGCAGCAACTTGTTGGGTCTGAGCATTTGCTTGAGCTTGCGCTTGTATATTTGCTTGTTGAATCTTTTGATCTCGTTCTAATTTCTTTTTTCTTTTAACCTTAAGTAATTGGTTGGCCAACTTAACACTTCTTATTTCACGAAGATCAATAGCATCGTCTAAATCTATTGACTGTTGTTGAAGAGCTACTTGTATGTTATTTTCAAGTATAGCTTTTTCTTCATCGTCTGGTAATAACTCTATAAATATACCAAAGTCATAAAGATGTAAATCTTTTATTTCTTCTAATGTAGCAACGTTATGCACACCAACAGCTCTAATAAAAGCTTCTTTAGTTGGAGAGTATTCTATTATATCAGCTATTCTTAAAGACATACATTCAGCAACCTCTGCTGTTAAATACAACATTGATTGTAGTATGTGTCTAGTAGCTGTGTTAGAATTTGCGGCAGCTAGTTTTTGAACACCAACTAAAGCTTTAGGATCTGGAGTACTACCATCTCTAGCTTCATTTAATCCGGTTACGTCTCTTATCATTTGTAGATAATAGTTGTAAGCAGTAATCAAACTTTGTATTTTATTTCCACCCGCACCGTTTTGTATTTGTTGAATTGGTATTTTACCAGGATTCATATCACCATCTGAAGTAAAACTTCTACCAATAACACTACCAGTTTGGAAAAACATATTTAAGGCTTCCTGTGGATTATAGTTTGTTCCGTTACCTAGATCTATTTCAGCTAATCCATCGGCATCTAAATAAACACCATCTGGTACCATGCGTGCCATTACCTGTTGTAACTTTAAATGAGTTAGTTGAATCATATCAGCAAAGCCTGTAACTCTACTAACCAATGATTCAATTTTACCTCTATACATTTTGGGAGCAACAATTTGATAATTCATCTTAACTTTACTAAAATCAGAGTCTGACCTCATCATGTTGTCACATATCTTCCATCTTAACAACTTATTTGCTCCAACTAAATAAACACCCTCGTATACAACTTCAACAACTCTTTCTAATCTACTAAAATCTCCATCCATGCTTTCTATTGGAGGATTAAAGGTATCATCTTTTTCTATAATCTTTTCAGCACCGCTACCTAATGTTTTTAATTTATAAACATTATTCATGTGTGTTTTGTAATTAAAATACAAAACTTCTACTTTATTTTTATCTGCTGTTTTTTTGTATCTAGCTCTACTATAAGCGCTTGAGCCAGAGTAGTCGGTTATTTCTTTTATTTCTGATTCTGTTAGTTCAGGAAATTCTTTAACTAACTCATTTATAGGTAATTCTTTAACTTCTCCCACGTAATATATATCATCAAAATACGGTGATTCAGTATGTGAATAAACTAAGTTAGCTGGATCAATGTATTTTATTGAAGCTCCACTAGCAAAATCAAATGTTGTTTTTGTTGCACCTATACCTATTACTGTTAAATCTTCTAAACATCTTTTTCTAATTAAATCATAATCACTACCTTCCATTAAAACATTAATAGCCTGCTCCTGTGCTATTTCCACGGCTTGCTTATAATTTAACTGCATATGCAGTTTTAGTTCCTCTTCGGTATCTGGTAATTGTTCTTTATCATTCTCGTATAAATCAATGCCAAACTTTAATTTAGCTTGATCGTTAAATTCTTTAGACTTTATATCTCTTAACATAGACTCCATATATTCAGTTCTTTTGCTAATACCATATTGATCTTGAGAAAACGCGTTTATATCAAATGTTCTTTGAGACATACCATTTACAACAATGTCAACAAACTTAGGTATTATTGGAACTGGCTTCCAATCTAAATTTAAGTAAGATAAATCACCATTTATTGATAATTCGTTTTTATATTTTTGTATTGATTGTTCTCCTCTAGCGTATAGTCTTAATTGATGAAACTCATTTATTTGAGTACTAAACTTTGAAGTAGCTTCAGCAAACCATTCGTTTCTTATAGCTTGTGCAACCTGCAGGCCATATTTTTCACTAAGCTTTTCTAAATCACTAACCGCTTGAGACGGAAAATTTACAACAGAATCTATCATATCTTTTGTTTAATTATTCTTGAGGAAAATCCTTTATTATTATATTTTGATATACTTAAGTTTAATGGTTTTCTTTCGTTTTTTGGATTTGGTCTATATAAGTGTCGATTACAAGCCATTATAGCTAATCCAGTACTTATTGACGCATCGTGCTTTGTTCTTTTATTTATATCAAACTTAGCCCAGTCATTCAGCGCTTCATTGAAATACATGGTGCCATAGGTTCCATCTTCTAGTAAACCAACATGATCGTTGATGTACATTTCAATAGCAGCAGCATGTGCTTGTTTTATATCTTCACTTGAGTTAGGTATTCCACCAACTTCTTTTTCTGCAACAGATAATTTGTTCCAAACCTTATCAGGTCTATTCATACTAAAACCCCTATAACCTCTTCTTCTAAGGTAATACAAAAGTCTAGGTTTATTATTCTCCGCTAACAATGGCATGCCATAAAATACTAGTGCCATTAAAATATCTTCAAAAAATATCTCAGCTGTTTGCGGTCTTGCTATATATTCTAAAAAGAAAGTATTAGCTGGCGCATCTTCCATAGAAAACTTTGTTAAACCATGCAAAGCACCTTTTGAGCCTTTGTTATCTACTGTGCCTGATATATCATATGAGTCACAGCCGAAAGCCCCCATATGTTCATTGCCTGGGTATTTTGATCCATTTTTAATAACCACGTTATTTTGTAATTCTAAACTTGGTACCCAGCTAACTTTAAATCTACCGTTAGGATCTGGATTAAACGTAACTCTTGTGTCTTTAACTCCGTTGGTCCATTGAAAGTTTCCAACTGTTAATACTGATGAGTTTCTATTGCCTTCATTGTAATCTATTTGCTCGTATATTTTAACCAAATTAAATATGCTATTTTTAGTTTCGTCTCTAAAAGCATGCTCTTCAGTTCTTGGAAACTGACGGTAAAATTCATTTAAAGCGTCTTGATCGTCTTTAAGTCCTTCTGCTTCATTATTCCAATGATCTATTACACCATAGTCTATTTCTACTCCTTGTGGATCAAATGTTTCTGTTTCAGGAGTATTAAACACGGGTTGTCCATACTCGTCAATAAATCCTTCGTAGTTCCATTCCATAGGGATAAACAAAGAATATAATCCTGACTTAGTCTGTCCATTGCGGTTTCTTTTTGTAACATCCGAATTGTTGTATAAGTTTTTAAAATTATCTCCTCCTTTATCTAACGCATTTGATGTACTTCCCATCATACACTTACCTATAATTCTACTACCTAATCGTAAACAGGTTTTTGTTACTCTCCAGTTATTTTTTATATTATCAGGTCTTTCCCACTTACCACTTTCATCATGAACCAATAAAGATAGTTTTTCACCGTCATAACTATTATCACCTGTGTTTTTCCAGTCTATAGTTGTGTCTAATCCTTCCATATCGTCCTGCTCTTCACGCTCCCTCATTTTTTTACGAGTAAACTTTTTTGCTGGCACCCTGTAAGCAAGTTCGGACTTTGGCCGGTCCATACCGTCCTGTATTGGCTTGAAGAAGAAAGGGTAATTTAAACTAATCGGTACAACTTTGTCAGTAAACATTTTTTTTGCGTCTGCACCAGTTTTAGATAATATACCAAATCTACTATCACTAGCTAATGTAGCTTGATGAACTGTTTCGGCTGAACTCATAAATGAAAATCCGGAACGTCTATTTTTTAAATAACACATACCGTAACTTCTATTATCTGCTTTACAAGCTTCCCAAAATATAAAAAATAATCTATTAGCTTCTCTATAATCTGGAGCACCAACATCTATTTTACTCCACTGTAAGTACATATAATGCGTACCTGTTATGTATGTTGGTTTACCGTTATTCATGAACCAAAACCCTTCTTCTCTTCTTCTAAACTCTTCATCTATATATCCATAGTGTTTTTCTTTAAAATCATCTGGATAATCTTGCCAGTCAAAAACAGTTTTAATTCTTTTAAAATCAGGATTAGTTGGAAACTGCTTCCATTTTTGTTCTGATTTAATTCTACTATAAGAGTGTATTTCTTTTGGTTGTTTAGGTAAAGCTATTTGAAATCCTTGTATTTCTAGTACATCACCTATCATACCAGTTTTTGATATTACTACAATATCATTTTCTTTATTGTAACCGTATTTCCATTTTTTAGATTTATTTAATCTTTTAATGGTATTAAGTTTTATC